ACTTCTCCATATGGTCTTGTAAATAGGTAGCGAAGTATGCTTTGAACCTGAGATCCAGATATAATATACTGACTGTCCTCAATAGGCTGTGCCTTTGGTTGTGATTGTTTAGTTTCTGCATTTTCTGCCATTTTGTTCTCCTTTATTAGATTTTTTCTTTCATAGATGCTCAAATATGAGCAAGTTTGGATCTCCTAGACCCAAGGTACCCACCAGAATCATATCCGCTTGTATGTGCAGATATGCCCCAGCAATTACCATTCGTGTATTTTTAAACCTTCATCATCATTAACTCCTCCATTTCTATCTAACATTCTATACTTCATCAGTGTTGCGTCAAAAGTATTTTTAATTTTATTGATTACAATACTTGTATCAAACTCTTTGCATGAATAAAGATCAGCTTGAAGTATCCCCCACTCATTCCATATATGTAGTGATGCATGACTAGTTTTCAAGAGGATGGCAGATGTCCATCCAACATTTCCTATATCAGATACCCATGAAGATATTGGCCCATTGGCTATCTGCATATCTACATCAGTCACTAAGCTTTCCATAAAATTAGTAACAATATCTTCTTCATCCTCATTTGGAAACTTATCTATATGTGCATAGATAATTAAATGCTTATGGTTTGGTTTAATCATTTGGATACTCCTTATGTTGTTTTTCTACTTCTACATCTAGCACTTCTGCTATCAATCTTTTAAGATACCACTCAGCCTTTTCTAAATCCTGTACAGGCTGTCCCTTATACTTATACCTAGCCATGTACTTCATACATGCACCCTTAAGATAACCATGAAACTCTTCCATAGTCATAGATTCTTTAATAAGATCTATAGTCTCAGTTGAAGATTGTCTATAATGTTTTGGTGAATTAACCACGTCTTCCATATCTTTTCTTTACCTCCTGTATATTCACAGTTTCAATATCATACTCTCCACCTTTAACATTTCTTTTTACAACTAGCCCAGACCACCATAGTCTTTGGGTATTATATGCGTATGCTTCTCTGTGTGTCAAGTAGCAACCTGCAGATAAACCCATAATCTTTTTACCAGATGGTTTAGCCGCAATAGCATAATCTAATAG